TCAGACAATTTCCGATTTTCTGTTGAACGTCACGCGCCAACTCTACATGACCGGCAACGCCTACGCGCTGGCGCTGCGCAACTCGCGATTCGAGATCGACGAGTTGCACTTGATGAACGCGGATATGTCCTACCCGCGCGTCGCCTACAACGGCGAGATTTTTTACAACTTGGCGGGCAATGACGTAATCGCGGCGCGGCTGGAGTCGCGCGAGCAATTGATCGTGCCCATGCGCGATGTGCTGCATATCCGCTTGCACACCGAGCGCGCCCGCTTCCCGACGCCACTGGTCGGCTTGTCGCCATTGCTGGCCGCCTATTACGACGTCGGCGTCGTCGCCGCTATCGCCAAGCAACAAACCTCGTTTTATGCCAACGAGGCGCGCCCGAGCGCGGTGCTCTCGACCGACATGGTGCTCGACAAGGATCAAGTCACGGCGCTGCGCGACCGCTGGAACGAGCAAGCGCGCGGCATGAGCCAAGGCGGCACGCCGATCCTCACCGCTGGCCTCAAGGTCATGCCGTGGGCGGTTGCCAGCAAGGACGCGGCGACCGCCGAGATCTTGAAATTGAGCAGCGACAACATCGCGCTGGCGTTTCGGATCCCGTTGCAAATTCTCGGGCTCGGAACCGCGCCGGTCGGCTCGACCGAGATCCTTATGCAATCGTGGATCGCGTCGGGCTTGGGCTTTGCGCTTAATCATATCGAGGAAGCGTTCGGCCTGTTGTTCGATCTTGAGGGCCAGCCGGACGAGTATGTCGAGTTCGACACGGCGGCGCTGTTGCGCTCGGCGTTCAAGGATCGAATTGACGGCCTCGCACGCGGTGTTCAGGGCGGCGTCTTTGCACCGAACGAGGCGCGCGAGCTTGAGGGATTGAAGGCCGTGCCGTACGGCGACGAGCCCCGGGTACAACAACAACTTGTACCTCTATCGGCGGCCGCAAACATTCCGGCAGCACCCGCGCCGGGCGCGGCCCCGCCGTCGCCAGCACCGCCGCCGCCAAAGCCGTCCGAGCAAAAAGGTTTGACCGATGCAGAACGAACCCGCGTCCGTCGCAGCATCCGAGCACATTATCGAACGAACCGGCTCGCTGGATGATCTTGTCGTCGCGGAATTGGCGGCCGCCGCAGGACAAGCCGAGCGCGAGCGCGATCTGTTGCTCGCGAAAAAACTGGCCGAGCTGGATCGGCGCGAGGCCGTTCACGAACTGAGATTGCAACAACTTGAGCAAAACGTCCGCGAGCGGCTTGCGTCGCTGCGCGATGGCGAGAAAGGCGAACGCGGTGAGAAAGGCGAAAAAGGCGAAGCGATCAAAGGCGACCCGGGGCCGACCGGCGAAACGGGGCCGCAAGGTGATTCGATCAAAGGCGAAAAAGGCGAGCCCGGCGAGCCCGGCCAGAAAGGCGATAAAGGCGAGACGGGCCAACGCGGCGAAACCGGCGCACCCGGCAGCGACGGCGAGCGCGGCGAAACCGGCACGCCCGGCCGCGACGGAATCGACGGAAGCAATGGAGAGCGCGGCGAGCCCGGCGAACGCGGAGCCGACGGCGGCGACGGAATCGACGGACGCTCATTCGTAATCCGCGACACTTACGATCCGTCCGAAACCTATCATGCGCTCGACGTGGTAACGCTCAACGCGACGTGGTTTGTCGCGCGTTCCGACGACCCGGGCGTGTGCCCCGGCCCGGGCTGGAAAGCCGGGCCGACGGCGCGGCGCGGCGAGAAAGGCGAACGCGGCGAACGCGGCCCGCGCGGCGAAATCCCGAACATTGTCACGAGCGAATTTCCGCGCATTGTCGAGTGGGATATCCGCGCCAAAACATACGAGGCGTTTCCGCTCATGAGCGACGGCACGCTCGGGCCGCCGATCCCGTTGCGCGCCCTGTTTGAACAATTCCAAGCCGAAAGCTAAGGCGATGCAATCGACCATCGTCGTTACCACCCCGGCGACGTCAATCGACCTGATCGCGCTCGACGAACTCAAGCGCGCGCTCAACATCACCTCGACCGTGCAGGATCAAATGCTCGCGGATCTCATTACGCGGGTGTCCGATGAAATCGCCGCCTATTGCAGCCGCGTTTTTGGCTACGAGACCGTGGTCGAAACCTTTACCGAAATCCCCGATGACAAGGCGCGGCTTTTTCTGGCGCGCTTTCCGATCCCGCAAGACTCAACCGGGATCACCTCGATCACCAGCGGCGGCACGGCGCTGGCCTATCCCGATGGCATGTTGCTCGATTCATTGTGGGGCAAGCTGACGTTGCCGTCGGGCGTCTACACCACGCAAACAGTTATCAACTATTCGGGCGGCTATCATCTGCCCGACGAGGCCCCGCCCGCGCTCAAGCAAGCGGCCGTGATCCTCATGCGCGAGGCGTACTACGCCACCATTCGCGGCGACGCCACCGTGCGCATGATCGGCCACAAGGAAAGCCGCATCATTTATTTCGATCCGAACTTGCTGGCGCGCGGCATCGCCGGATCGGGCGGCACGCCCGCGCAACGCGCGGTCGGCGACTTGCTGACGAGCTTCACGCGCTACGAGGCCTGACGAACAATGCTGCATGTCACGCTCGATCCGTCGCCGCGCGACATGAAGCAATGGTTAAAAGAGGCGCTTTATACCGATATCAATAAACATTTTAAGCATCGGCTGCCCGACGAGGTGGTGATTTTCAGAAACGTTCGTTACGCGTGGAAAAAACGCTACGACGACAACGATCTCGTCAAGATCGTGACGGCTAACGACGGGCAAGTCTGCAAATTCTGCATCGATATGGTGCAACATAATCCGTACCGATACGGCGACGCGAAAAAAATGTTGCCGCATCATCCGAAATGCCGCTGCCAGATCCGTTCGCTGCGCTCGACCGACCCCGGCTACCTCATGCAGCCGACGGTCAAGAAAGCGCGCGCCTACGCGAAAGTATGGCTCAAGCGCCACCTCAACAAAGGCAAGACGCCGCAGCGCGGCGCGACGATCAAGCGAATCCGCAAGAAAAAGGGCCGCCGCGTGGTCGCGCCGAGCGGCTACCGCGCGATCCGAATCCGAACAAGCCGAGGCAGTTAAATGCCGGTCAATTTTTCCGATCTCGTTTACCTGCCGAATTTCAACACGTTCGCGCGCGCGATCTTTATTACGCCGCTCGCCAGCCAGCCGGGCCAGCCGGTCTATCAGGCGCGCGGCATATTCGACACCGTGCCGATAGACGTGGTGGCGCTCGACGGCTCGATCATTTCCGAGCAACGCACGATTCTCGATCTGCGCGAGGTCGAGTTTGCGGTGCTGCCGGCGCAAGGCGATCAGTTCGCCATTCCGGCCGACGGCGGGCTGCCCGACGCTGGCAGTTGGGAAGCCATCGACACCTCGCGCAACGGCGGCGGTGAGACGACGCTCACGCTGCGCAAATTGATGACGGCAAAACCGTCGCTGCGCGTGGTTCATAAATGACGCAAACCCCGGCGCTGATTATGCGCGATGCGATCTACGAGCGCGTTAAGGCGATGCCGTTCTTTGCCGGGTTCACGTTCGCAAAAAACAAGATGTTGCGCGTGCAACCCGCCGATCTGGTATCTACAAGATCAACGAGTTGATGCTGCCCGAGGGCGACCCGAACGCGGGCGATATCCGCTTGCGCGATTCGGCGCGCTACGGCTTTTCGGTAATCATCGTCGACAACGAGAACGAGGACGGTGAGGCGACGCTCGATGCGGCGTTCGCCGAGATCACGAATGGCCTGTTAACCGACACGACGCTGACCGGGTTCAATCATAAATTGCTGCAAGGGATCACGCGCGTTGAGTCAATGAACGTTTACGGCTCGGTCGCGCTCGACAACGAAACGCCGGTTCTCGAATTGCAAGTCGATATCACCGCCGACCTCGGCACCGCGATATTCAAGCCAACCATCGTCGACGACTTTATCACGCTGCACGTCGACGCCCGACCGATCCAAAACCCCGACGCACCTATCGTCGAGATGCAATGGAATATGCAGACCGGCGAGATCAGCACAAAAGCGAGGACGCCAAATGGCAAAAATAAAAGTGACACCAAACCGCGACGACGTGCCGCCGCATCCGATTGACGGGGCCATGCGCCCCGAGGGCTGCGAGTGGACGGCCGATCAATACACGTTCCGGCTGATCCGCGACGGCGACATTAGCGAGGTGCCGCCCGAGGGCAGCGGCGACCCGCAACGGGCCGCCCGCCACGCCTCGACCGCCGTCGAGGCTGACGACGGCGGCAAAAGAAAACCCCGCTAAATCGGAAAAATCCCGGCCCGCGCAAGCGGGCCTTTTCATTTCAACTAAGGGAGTCGACCTATGCCGATCTCGTTTAATTCCATCCCGCAAGGCTGGAAACTGCCGCTCGTTTATATCGAGGTCGATCCCTCGCAAGCGGGAACGCCGACCTCGCAGAAATATGCGTTGCTCGTCGACTACAAGCTTACGGCGGGAGTAGCGCCGACCGACATTCCGATTGCGTGCGGCTCGATCTCGGACGCGAACAATCTCGCCGGGCAGGGCTCGCCGCTGGCGCGCATGTACGCGGCATTCTTTGCGCTCAACAAGTCGACGCCGGTCCTGTTGCTGCCGATGGGGCAACCGGCCGCTGGCGTTGCCGCGACCGGCACCATCACCGTCGCCACGCCCGCGACGCAAGCCGGACAAATCGACCTCTATATCGCCGGGCAGCACATCGCCGTAGGCGTTGCCGCCGCCGATCCCATCGCCACAGTCGGCACCAACATCGCGGCCGCCATCACGGCAATGCCGGATCTCCCGGTTACGGCGGCGGCGGCCGGTGCCGTTGTTACGGTTACGGCCAAATGGAAGGGCATCACCGGCAACGATATTGCCATCGACTACAACGTGCTCGGCCCGAACGGCGGCGAACAATTCCCGCCCGGCCTCACGCTCACGCCAGCGGCGGGGGCCAACCTGACGGGCGGCGTCGGCTCGCCGGTCTGGACAACGGCCATCGCCAACCTCGGCGACGAGCCCTACGAATATGTGGGCTTAGGCTTCAACGATAGCGGCTCGCTGATCGCGTGGGAGACCGAATACGGCTTCAGCGACTCCGGCCGGTGGGGCTGGCTGCGCGAGGTCTACGGCCATTTGATCTCGGCCAAGCGCGACACCTACGCCAATCTCTTTAGTTACGGCCCGACCAACAACAGCGGCGTTTTGTCGTTGCTGGCAATCGAGCCGGATTCGCCGACGCCGATTTATGAATGGATCGGGGCCTATGCCGCGCGCGCGGCCGGGGCCTTGTCAATCGATCCGGCGCGGCCGCTGCAAACTTTGACGCTCGATGGTGTTACGCCAGCGCCGAAAAACCTGCGCTTCAACAAGACGCAACTCAACGCAATCGCTGGCGTCGGCTTGGCCGTGCAAGGCGTGGTTGCTGGCGGTGCAGCGCCGTCAATCGCCCGAGAGCAAACGACCTACCAAAAGAACACGCTCGGGCAAGCCGACAATGCCTACGAGTTGATGACGACGCTCGCCACACTGGCCGAGCTGTTCCGGCGTATGCGGCAATCGATCACCAACAAATATCCACGCAGCAAACTTGCTGATTCGGGGACTCGTTTTGGCCCCGGGCAAGCCATCGTGACGCCGAACATCATTCGCGCC